AATACTTACATAAACACTTACATACCGCAAGAGCATCAGGAAGCTGTTCACCGGGATTCCCACAGATACGTCGGGAACTTCGGTGGGTACGGCACTGGGAAAACCACCACCTCCAGAGAAGAAGTTCTGAAGCATATCTTCATTACCCCTAAGGGGAACACCTTGATCGGGGCTAACGTCGCCTCACAGTACGAGCAGACTATCAAAAGAGATTTGGAGGCGGATCTGCCGGCGGATTTCGTGGCAAATTACTCCACTCAGAAAGCTTATATTGACATTATCAACGGGCACCGCATCATGTTCAGGCCGTTTGATGATCCTGACAAGCTCCGTTCCTACAATCTTTCCATGTTCGTAATCGTTGAAGCATCTGAAACCAAGGCCGAAACCATGACTCAGCTCAAGACTCGTCTGAGAAATACGGCGGCAGGGGTGCCCAAACAAGATGCAAACGGGGAAATCGTCTATAAGCTCACCAAAAATAAGGTGCCGGTACCCATTATGGAGTTTGATTGGCGTAAAGGAATCGTAGAATCCAACCCGGATGCCGGCTGGGTGCGCTCAGGAGTCCTCATGGCCTCCGAAAAGATCGTCAAGCACGGTAAGATTCTGGACAATTACGTTCAAATGCCCTCTGAAATCGACCCGGCAATCTCCTCTCATGTAGCTTCTACTGATGTAAACGCCTTTTTACCCGAAGGATTCATACAGGAACTCATCAAAAACAAGCCTGCGTGGTGGGTGAACCGGTTTATTCTCTCCTCGTTCAGCTATGCAGAGGGTCTAGTGTACCCATCAGCCATGAAAGCAGTCATCCCGGACTTCAAAATTAACCCTGGATGGCGCAGATTGGTGGCACATGACTACGGATTATCTGATACAGCCACCTTTGTCTTCGGAGCGGTGGACGAACATGAGGGAATTCTCTACATATACAAAGATGTTCGCACTAATAACCGGAATGTTGAGGAGCTTGCAGCCTTATTCCATGAACATTGCGCGGATATCCCCATCGGAGCCTGGATATCCCAGCCTATAATCGATCCGAAGTCCGCGGCCAAGCGGGATTACGACAAGAAAACTCTCGGAGACCACTACGCTGAGTACGGAGTCTTCTTCAAGCCGGGGCATATCGGACTGGATGCCAGAATCTACAGGCTCAACACCTACTTTGAGACAGGCCGGGTCAAGATTTTTGAATCCTGCACGGGTCTCATCAAGGAACTCAAGGATTATAAGTTCAAGCCCAGGACTCTGGATGATACCGGTTGGTCTGACAAGCCTGAAGACAAGAACAATCACAGCATCAACGCCTTAGAGTGGATCTGTATGGAACTCCCGGCGGATCCCCGGAAGATGTCCTATGGTATTTTGAACCTACGCGGGGAAGATGTGACCAAACCCCGGACGGAAACAGATGATTGGCTACCCAACGCGCTCAACGATGAGCCGCGTGATGATTATGAGACACCATTTGATATGGTGGACTACACATTTGGAGGGTAATATGGAATATGTAATCGCTTTTCTGTTATTGATCATTGCGGTGATGATGGTGTTTAAGCGTCCGTTGGACATTAACATCAAAGTTACTCATAAGATCGAGCAGTCTCCCGCTCCGCAACTGTCTCCTGAGGAACAGAAAGAGGAGTATGACAACAAGAAGATGATGACCGAGGTTGCCAAGGTTATTCAGGATATTATGCTGGGAGGTGATCCGGATGACCATACCGGAACTCAAGGAGAAATATGATCTAGCGTACTCTTACTATGCTCCTGAACACCGGAAGCTCCGGCTGTTGGATGCTACTGATCGAGGGGAGCTGTGGAAAGCGTTAGCTGCTAAGTTCCCACCCTATCAGATTCTGCCCGACACCAACTTTATCAGTTACATCAAGACCAACTTGGTGGCCTCCATCTACACGGTTGGCAAGTCCGCGCAGCTTCAACCAACATCTGAGAAAGACCAGGAGCTTGTTGAGCATCTCAACATTGCTCTCGAACAGATTTGGAATCTGTCCCAGGTAGGCTACTACCAGTTCCTTGCCGGTGAGCGTGCAGCCCTCACTAATCTAGGGCTCACTCAGGTCGGATGGGATGATACTCTTTCAGGAGGATCTGGGGATTCCTTTTATAAAGGGAATATCACCCTCAAGAATGTTGATCCTCTGAAGTTCATGCGGGATCCTTTCGCTCCGAGTCTTGAGACTGCGGGATGGTGTGTCTATTATGACAATTACCATAAGTCTGTGTTTCTTGAGAACCCGAAGTACAGGGAAGCTTTCAAGAAATACTCCGAGAAAAAGAAGGGGGCTACCCCAAACAACATTCCGATGCACAGTCATGAGAAGCCGGCGGCATCCGCCAAGGATTACTTCACGCTCTACATATACTGGGTGAATGAAGACGGCATAATCAAGGAATACCATGTAGTCAACAACGAGGAAATGCTGTGGGAGCGGGGAAAGATTCTTCCCAATGAGTACCCCTTCGCAGAACTTTACTGCAACCTGCCGGCGGGGGCTGTCATCGGTTCTTCAGAATGTCTCAAGGCATTCGCCAACAACGTGGCCTACAATCTGATGGACTCTATTGAGCTCACCGCAGAGTACAAGAATCAGCGTCCGCCCAAGTTCATCAGTTCTCAGTCCGGGTTGAACATTGCGTCCTTTAATAAGTACGGTAATGAAGCAGACCACACCTTCATTGTGCAGGGGCCTGCCGATAAAGCGGTGCATTACCACCAGTTCCCTACACCCTCTGCGAATCTGCCGTCATTAAAGCTCGGACTACAACAGGGGATTCAGTTAATCTCAGGCATTGACCAGCGTTACACAGGTCGGGACACCGGTTCTGTTATCACAACGGGTGGCATCGAAGATATGCTAAACAGAGTAACCGTCATCGATATGCCCAAGATCATGACCTATGAAGCTTACACACTTCGTCTGACAAAATTGATCCTGGCGAACTTCCTTGAGTTTTCCCCGAATCGTAAGTATTTCTACAAGGATATGAAGACGAACCAGTGGAGAACCCAAGAAGTTAAGTTTCATGATATTGATGCTAAGACCTTGTTCAACTACTCCATCAACATAAGCTCCGAGCTTCCTAAGAATAAAGCCCGCATTGCTCAGATGGCGAACATGATGATGGAGAAGCAGATGCAGTATGGCCCCGGTAATGGGCCGCAGCTTCTGACTCAGGAAGAATGGCTGATGTTCCAGGATCTTCCCAACAGGGAGTACATGTTGGAGCGCATGGGTATCGAAAGAATGCAGAACACTGTCGAAGAAGTTTCGCAGACACTGTTCCAGTATGCTAATCTTGTGAAGCAGGGTATGGATCCTGATGCTGCAATCCTGGCAACTGCCAATAGTATGGAACAGCGTCGGAGAGGAGAACTCCCGGAAGAACCTCCGGTTCCTCCAGTGGTAGAAGAAAATGTTCTACCTCCTACAGGCGACTTGGAAATTGTATGATGTAAAAAGTTGACACATTACAGAGGCTGTGGTAAACTGAACTTGTAGAGCAAGGAAAGGTTCCACAGCCTTTTAATTGTGTGTATGTTACTTGCGAACCTCCATCCCCATTCGCCTGTGGGGAGATGAAAGGAGACAAAAGGTAGATGTTAAACAGAGACCCCGGGACATATCTTTATGGTGAGATTTTCTCTACCGCAGTTTTATCTGAGGGAGAAGGCCCACCTACCCCAGAAGATGTCTGGGCCGCGTTTGGAATTACGGATCCAAACTCGAAACCACCGACTGACCCTCCAAGAGGGAGCGGTGAAGAAGATCCTCCACAGGATCCTCCGAAAGATCCTCCACAGGATCCTCCGAAAGATCCACAAGATCCGCCTCAAGATCCACCCAAGGATCCACCTGAGGACTCCAACAAAGATCCCAACAAAGATCCCAACAAAGAGCCACCTAAGGATCCTCCGAAAGATCCGCCCCCTAATAACAAGGCTGCTGCTGAATTCGCACGGATGCGTATTGAAAACAAAAAGTTGTCTACGTTGTTGGGGGATGTGGCGAAGATCCTCGGAATCCAGGATATCTCAGATCCCGAAAAAATGCTGCAAGCTGTGCAGGAGAAAGTTCTTCAAGCTCAGGCCAAAGCAATCGGAATTCCTGAAGATATTCTGAAACGCCAGAAGGAGACTGAAGAAAAGCTTACTCAGTACGAACAAAACCAAATGCGTACTCAGGCTTATCTCGGATTCCAGAAGGTCATGGACACTTATAAATTGACACAAGCGCAACTCAATGCCTTTGCTGATGAATTGCTTGAACAGGGCCGTAACCCGTTCACGACTCCCATGGATCTGGTCAAGGAATACCGCGATCTCCATTGGGAAGATATTCTGGAAGCAGAGCGTGAGAAAGCCCGTCAAGAGGAAGCTGACCGTGCAGCCAAGGCTGCAAGCCACAGTACACAGCCATCCACAAAGGATGGTAAACCCGGTGGCGATCCGGCGAAGATTACCACTGTGCGCGATTTGGATGCGTGGATGAGTAGCAAGTAATGAATTATACACACAAGGTAAAGGAGAGTGACCAGAATGCCTATTACTTTAAACGCACTAAACCCCACAACGGATATCAATACCATTGTAGGTATGGTCAATCAGGCCGGGCCTGGCGTGATTGCACCGGAAGTATTTTATAGCAAGCAGCTCCTGGATACCATTCGCTATGACGCTGATAAGTATGTATACTTCAGATTGGCGGATGCTGCACCCATTCAGGAAAGAGCAGACAAATTAATGGTTCGTAGATGGGCTCCGCTCCAGGCTCACACCGTACCTCTGGCAGAGGGCGTACCTCCTAAGTCCGATAAGGGCTCAGTAGAGAAGTACGAGATCGATGCCGCTCAGTACGGTCGTTACATGGAGTTCTCCGACAAGGTTGACTTCAAAGCAGTCGATCCGGTTATCGCTCATTACACCAAGGAGTATTCCTTGGTCGCAATGGAGACCCTGGATCTTCTGGCCCGTGAAGCACTGTTGGCAATCGCCAATCCGTTTTACGCTGGTCAGGTTGCAAACTTTGAAGCACTTACCACAGACAGCAAGCCTAGTATGACTGACCTGAGACTTATTGTGCTGTCTATGAAAAAGCAGCTCGTTAAGCCCAGGAACAACGGCAAGTTCCATGTCATTGGTTCCCCTGAGTTTTACTTCGACATGATCGCGGATCCTACTGTTGAGAAGTACATGCAGTATAACCAGACGACTAAGGGAATGTACGACAACACTATGCTTCCCTCTATGTTCGAGATGGAGTTCTATGAGAGCCAGATGGTTCCTACTTCGTCCGAGTATGTCAAAGAGGGTAAGACCTATCGCAGAATGTATCGTATGACCGCATCCGGTTATGAATATAGTGCAATCGCAGAGGATGACGTAGATGACAACTCCGATCCTTATGTAACTGTTGTTGACGGTTATGTTAAGGACAGTAGAACTGGGGCAGATGCCTCTTACATACCGGGTCAGGAAATCTGGGACATTGACAAATGGAACACTGATAACAAAGGTCAGGGTAATGATTGGTACGAATTCAAAGCCCAGCATGTCCTTGTGCTTGGTAAGGACGCTCTGACCAGAACCGGTATCTCGGGCGAAGACTCTGCGAAAATGTATGTCAAGCCTAAGGGATCTTCCGGTGTGCTTGACCCTATCGACCAGAGACAGTCTATCGGTTTTAAGATCAACTCTGTCGGATTTGGTTCCACCAGACTGGAAGCAGTCGTGGATTACATCTGCGTTCCTACACAGGTGCTGCCTGTATAAGGAGGCTTAACAAATGGCTGAAAAAACTAAAAAGGCCGGGGCAGACAAGGTTTCTGCTCCCGCCTCTACTACTAAAGAACCCGCCGGTGTCCAGATGGTCAAGGCGGAGGCGAAGCGTAAGCAGTTGGTCAAGGAGTACACAGCAGAACCCAGAGTTCCTGTGGTGCTGGCTCCACAATACGCAGCATATTTCGGAAATGTTATGCGGGTAACCATCAACGGAATCTCCATTGCAGTTCGCGTAGACGGATCCACTCAGAAAGTTCCACAGACCTATGCTGATGAAATTCATCGGCGCAGAAGGAAAGTGGATGCAATCCTGGTGAAGATGAAGCGTATGTCCAACATTCAGAAGAATGCCGAGGTTACTCCCGGCGAACTTACGATTTAGTCCTATCGGGACGGGGAACAGTCCCCGTCCTTTTTACTTTAAGGAGGAGTCCAGATGGAGCTACAGAAAATAGTGAATGCCATCAATAAACGACTAGCCGGAGAACTCATGATTTACTCAGAGCTTGAGATACATCTGGATGCTATCATTGATGAGATCAACAATCGCTTGAACTCCAATTTCCCGGCTTTTTCAGAGTTCAATAGCACAGACTACGACAACTACCCGGACTACAATTTCTTTCCGGATAAATATATTCGCTCAGTGGTGGTTCCCGGAGCAGCTTTCAAATTCTATGTAACGGACGAAGAAGGTATCTCAACCGCTACAAAATATGAGCAGGAGTACCTTACGAATCTGTTTTACATGGAGCGGGACTATCTCGAACAGGTGCCGGAAGAATTCCAGAATGCCAATCATGAAGGACTCTTGACCGGCGATTCTACCCAAGACAGGGGGATATGGATAAACAATGGGTTCCTCGACTAGCTTCAAATCCTACCGACGCGGTGGGCGTAATCAACTTTCAGAAAGAACTTACGGCTCAGGGATGAGTTGGACGAATGCGCCACTCCCCGAGGGCTTTAGTCACACCCTGGTGAATTACGATTATAAAGACCAGGGTGATAGCCTGACCCCCCGCATGGGACTTCGAGCTTTTGAGTTCGCTGCTTTCCCGATTCAATATGCTACTGCCGGTACTGTCTACCCTTTCACGGAAGGAATGACTATCGCAGACGGCAAGCATTGCGCTGAAACCAACAAAGTTTATGAACAGCTTATCATTACAGATACTTCAGGACTCCAAGTTGATGAGGACACAGGATTCCTAAAAGGAGCGGGATACCTTTATACGGTTCTTCCGGAAGGGGATACTCTGGAAGCGCAGAGTCCTCCGGCCCTTTCAGGGATCCCTGTCCGGGAGATACATGCGGAGCGATTACATTCCGCAGACGGGCACTTGTTCTTCAGAAACCCTGAGAATGTGGGAATACATAAGGTGCCTCTGGCAACGTCCCAGTATACTCCGAATCAAATCGGTACCTTTGCTTTTAATAACAGCTACTACTGTTTCAGAAAAGAAATGGTAGAAGGAGTTTTAAAACCCCAGCTTATCAGAACAGTGCTTCATGAGAATGGTTACTATACTCCTGAAGTTATTTCTCCTAAGGAATTGACTCCCAAGGAAGCTGTTATGTGGGGCTATAACATGCTCCATGCCACACCCTATAACTTCCAGAATGTTGAATCCGCCGGGGTTATTCAGCTTCTTGGTACATTACCTTACGATGAAAATAATAATCTAGTGATGTCTCCTGTTGTGAACCAGTCCCTCCAGCTTGAGTGTTTCTACGCAGCGTCCAATCCTTCGACTCACAAGTTTGTGTGGGAGTGGAAAGACCCGGGAGCTTCAGAATGGACAAAGCTCAAAGAAGAAACCTTGGATACTGGAGCTAAAGCTCGAGCCCTTTGCACCTTCAGTGCCCCCACAACATCAGCCCTTATCAAAGTAAGTGCTTATGAAGGGGAGGCTACAGACCCTGATCAGGTGTTGGTCATCGGGCTTAACTTCAACAAAGAAGCCTATGGATCAACAGCCAATATTAATCCCAAGGTTTATAATCTGCATAGTTGTGTTGGCATGACCTATTGGAAAAATCAATTGGTAGTTTACGGCCCTAAAGAAGACCGTACCATGCTGTTTGTCAGCGACATCAACGACCCTGGATACTTCCCCTTCCCTAATAAGGCTGATACTTTTGAAGAACCGGTTGTGTTTGCGCTGCCATTCTTAGATGAGCTGCTGGTATTCACCACCACTACCTTGTATATTCTCAGCATGTCTGACGATGGGCTTTCATGGACAAAGAAAGTTCTTCAAAGGAATCTTGATATTAAGGAATGGGATCTACACTTAATCCAAGCTGTTAAGAACATGGTGTTCTTTAAATCTGGAAATTTCTATTACATGGTTGTTCCCAGTTCTAAAGGAGATGGCTCTCTTACTATCGCACCAGTCTCTCGGTATATAGAGCCCTTCCTTCTGGACTTCATGAACAATGTGCGTGAGGTCGTGCTTCAGGCCTATGACTATGAGGATAGCCTGGATTTGATTCATTATTATAATTTCTTAGACTACGAAGATATTCACAATGTTTATGTGTTCAAAACCAACACAGGCGCATTGCTAAACTTCACGCTGCTTTATAATACGGTCAACCGGTCTTGGAGAGTCTACCTCTCTGAAAGCCAACGCATTGTACGCCCCTTCAGACAGGATGCAACAACTCGGGGGACTTTTGTCACGATCACAGCCTGTGCGCAGCGTTACCTATCAGAAGGAGCCACAGTCACAGAGACCTTGCCCTGTATCCAATTTTTGAGGTATAATGATCTTGAAGCAGCAGACTTTTACATTCCGCAGGGTATCAAATACCAGCCAGAATTAAACGCTGAGAACCTTGATAATTCAGATGACCCTTATGATTTATACGATAGCACTCGGCTTTATCGGAACTACCAGATCTGGGACTCCGGATACAGAGAACAAAACTCAGATAAAAAGAAACGGTATCGGGAATTCCAAATAAAACTCAATAATATCTCTCAGCGTACCTTGCGGTTCTATTCAGAATTTTATATTGACGGGGAGCGGCGTAAAGGGATGTACCGTTATGTGTCCAAGCATATCCAGGATCCGAACAGTCCTGACTATGGATTGCTCTACATTGAGCGGGAACTTATTGATCCTGATTTGATTCCTGGTACTACCCTATTGGCAGAGTCTCAAGAAGACAATGATACCTGGGAGCTGGACATGTCTTTGTTCCCGGAGATGACACTGTGGAAGGTGCGGATACCTGTATCAGGAAAAGGATATACTCCTCGATTCCTGTTGGTTTCCCGAAATGAAAAAGCATATGAGCTTCTGAACCATAACTGGGTCTTCAGAGAAATGTATTCCAGATAAGGAGGGTACTTATGGCACTGTTTGATTGGGTTCCCAAATACATAAAGCAGGTGTTGAATCGGCCTCCCCGCTATAAAGTAACAGCAGAGGAGTACAACGAACTGTTTAATCTTCTGATTGAACAGGGAGATTATAACGCAGCTACGCTCAAAGAACTTCTGACAAAACTTCAGATAGAGCTTTGGGGAGATCCTGTTCTACACAAGCATGATGAACGCTACTACACAAAACCGGAA